TCCTCCTGACATCTAGGCTCCACCCGTGAACCGAATAGTCGCCATTGTTTATTTTGTCGTGATAACGCTTTTCATTCAAGCCCCAAGTTATCGCATTCTTGTCTAAAAAGTCTTGTCGAGTTCGCATCGGTTCATGGTGAATCCGAGCCGATAGTTGCTTGACTTCTACCCCAGCGTTTCTAATCCGTCTTTCGTAGTCGTTGTCATCAAAGTAAATCGGGTAAAAGGCTTCATCGTATAGCCCTGCCTTGCGAACGCATCCTTCACCGAAGATAGGTGCTGCCCAAGGTGTCTGATCTACATGAGCAAAGTTCAAAGCCTCTGTATCGACTTCTCTCTCGATCGTCTCTAGGGCATCAGGGGCAAACCACGCATCGTCATTGACCATCACCCAGTAAGGAGCGTAGGGCGTGGACTTGATAATCAAGTTCCAAGCACCTACTAGCCCCAGACCGTATGGCACTTCGATGTGCCACATCTTTTCGACCGAATCAGGTTTCATCGGTTGCCAAGTCTGCTTACCTGAGTTATTGACTATAACTAGATTCTCGACCGGATAATTGATGCTGGCAAGTAGCCTGTCGGCTAGGTCAAACCTTGTGATTGTAGCGAAGCCAATTACAGGAATCATACGGATTGAACTACTTCGTTGAACCGTTTTCCAATTACATCCCAGGAATACCCTCTGGCAAGCTCTAGGCTCGATTCTGAGACACTTTTGTAGTAACTAGGGGTCTGGAGTGCTTCTAGCGATTCTAGGACTTCCTGAGCCGTTCTAGCGATGATACAGGCATCCCCATAGCCCCTTGCTCCGAACTCGCTACTAATAACAGGTAGTCCGTAAGCCAGAGACTTGATGACCTTGAGGCTTGTGCCCGAGCCACCGCCCATAGCGTTTACAAAAGCGAAGGATGTCTTTAGAAGTAAGTCAAGGGCTTCTTTACTGATGTGCCCGACTAGGGTGACATTATCGGCAGGGCTTTCGATGAAGCTACTGCATGCACCGACAATAACTATTTGGTAGTCAGACAATAGCGGAGCCATCTGGGCAAGTGTTACGGCTGCTCCGATGTTTGGCGGATGAGCACTACCCATAAACACAATGGTTCTGCTCTTGTAGCCAGATTTGTTTGGCTGATCTGGCAGATTGACTCCGTTAGGAATGTGAGTCATCGGGCTACTGGATTCCAGCTTGTCATCGACCGAACAATAGGTAATGTGATTTGCTTGCAGTGCCTTTGTCTCAAGCTCCTGAGTCCTAATCACGGCATCTGGGCTAGAGATAAGTCTCTTCATCGCTGTCTCATTATTGTGAGCATCGTAAATAAACTTCTGCCCATTCAAAGCTTCTACCTGCCAAGGGTGCTCCAGAATAACTAAGTCTGGCTGAGCGTTCTCGATCATCTGACCGAATACTTCTTTAGCCGTGTCGGCTACTTGAAAATCCCATTCCTTGCGACCGTTTGGCTGTGGAATCTTTACAACTTCTACCTGAAGGTTCTTGTATAAGAATTTGCCACTTTGCTCGTAGTTCGGTATAAATACTTGAACCGAATTTTCTACCCTAGTCAAAAGATTGTGAATTCTTTCGCCACCGCCGAACTCAGCCTCCACAAAAGGAAACGGAGCTAGGGCAACGATTTTCACTTTAGCTTCTCCTTGAAGAATGGCAACCACTTGGTTTCCCAAATCAAGTCTGCATCGAACTGCTTAGCGAAGTCAATAGCCTTTTGGCTTCTGCCTCGCTCGCCTTCGTAAGCTTCGTTTAGGGCAACCACAATGCGATTGACATTTGGTATTTGGAAGAAGCTACCCTGAGCCTCATCCCAGAATGGCTGTCCGTCAATCTTCCAGCTATCTTCTGAGGCTAAGTCTTTAGAAGCAGCGAAGTTGCTAGTGATAACTCGGGTTCCGCAGCTTTGTGCCTCGACTGTCGGTAAACCGAATCCTTCTCCGTAGGAAGTGCTGAGCAAAACATCCATTGCAGTGTAGAAGCCAGCCATGTGTTCTTCTGGGTATCCAGAGCGCAATAAGAATGGATCTGGCATCAAAACATTTTCTTTAGGAATGCCCATTGCTTTTAGCAAGATGCCGATGTCGAAGCCACCGTATCCACGGCTCGGCTCAGTGTGAATGTAAAGAAGGCTGTCTGGGTGCTTCTGTAGGTGCATTGCAAACGCCAGCAGATTCTCGGCATAAGCCTTTCGGTGAATCTGACCATTGGCTTTATTTGCTGCCACCATTCCAACTAAGAATGCATCTTGTGGGATGCCCATGAAGTCTCGAACATTTGTTCCAGCAATCTCATAGGTTGGCTTGTAAATCTTTGTATCGATGCCGTGCGGAATGTATGTCGATTCCAAACCGAGTGCTTCCATAATTTCCTGACCGTGTGGAGCCATGGTTATTGTCGTGACATTCTTCTTAGTCACAAACTCACGCACACCTGGTGTGATGGTCAAGTGATCCATTGGAACCCAAGAGATAATGTCGCCTTCATACTGAAGCTGGTTGTAAACCCAAACATCGTAAAGCGTGAATAGAAGTGGTTTATAGTCAGGATGCTTTGAGAAAAAGTCTGCTGACCAGATTGGCATTACATCTGTGGAGTAACCAGTCAAGCCTCGTGGGTAGTGAGGTATTTGCTGCTTGCCAATAGTCAGTGTGCTTTGCTGACCTTCAAGCCCATAGTTACTGAGTGATGCAACCTTCATTCCGTGACGGAGCATGCGGGTTGCGATTTGCTTGCCTTGCTGACCGTAGCCAGTGGGCGTGCCTAGAGTGTTGCTCGCTATAGCGATAGCTGCTTTTAGTTGTTCGTAGGTTGTCATGTCTGTAGTGTAATAAAGAAACCCCCCATTGCAACCTACAACAATGGGGGGTCTCGCTTATTTCATTGGATTAGCTTGCTGCACCAATGAAGGTCTTGATGTGTGAGCTGTGAGTTAGGTCACCGTCTAGACGAATTAGGAATCTCCAAGTTGTAAGATCCGTGTTGAATGCGAAGTCCTGGCTTGAGGCCACCTGGATTCCGCCCGCAACTCTGACCTTATAAGACGAGAGATCGCCAAAAAGCACTGACTTTGCAGAAGTTGCAGTGTCAGCTACATGAGGGTTCTCAATTACTCGGAAGCCAGCAAAAGTATCTGGGTATCCGACACCGACCTGGTAGAGGTAGTTTCCGGCTGAGTCTTTGAGTTTTCTCATCTTTCCGATGGTTGCACCGTTCGCCATGAATGCTGCACCTGGCATACGGCGAACTGCGCCATCTACCGAGTAAGCAAGGTCGATTAGGTTGTCAGCAGTGAACTGACCTGCAACACCGGTTCCACCAGTGATACCAGAACCAGCAGCGGTTACGATACCGTTTGGCTTGCTTGATCCGTCACCTACAGTTAGAACATTGTTTACTGCGTAACCAATTCCGTTACCAGCTTGCTGAGCTAGGTGAGATGCTAGATCGAATCCTGCATCGGTTACTAGTTCGTTTGCTGCCTGGATGATGAAGCCATACTTGAAAGCTCCAAGAGTGATGGAGCTGTAGGTAGGCTCAGAAGCCGATACGGTTCCACCAGCAGAGGTTAGGGTAGCAGTGCTGTATGCAGTCAAGGTTGGGATAGTTAGATCTTCACCTGAAGTGGTGTTGATGATTTCTGGAACCTCTAGCATTGGACCAACTAGACGAGCAACATCGAATACCTGCTCGTAGAAGGACTTTGGCACGGTGTTTGCAGATGGAGTTAGAGCTGCACGAGTGAACTCGTAGTTACGCTCTTCTCCCTTAGCAAGTGCACGGAAGATGTCCGAAGTTGAACGGCCTTCCGATACGGATGGAACGAAGCCCTTGGCGGCAACTGATGCCTCTACCTTGCGCTCTTCGTTACGGTTTGCGACAGCAATAGTCTCGTCAGCCTTGCGGATGTCGGCTTCAATGCGATCGATCTTCTCTAGCTCAGCAGCATCGAGTCCACGGCCTTCCTTCTCAGCACCTTCGATAACATCACGAATCTGCTCAGTAAGGTTTGCTCGTAGCTCTTGCTGAGCCTTTACGAATTCAGACATTTAGTCTCCTTATTATGTGGATAAATAACAGTGGCGTTTACGCTCAACTAATTACGGCAGAGCTAACTCACATCCGCTTATTAGAGTTTACATCAAGTAGGACTAGACAAATGAAAAACCCCCTGCAACGAAGAACAGGGGGCTTTGGTTATCTCTTTTCAGAGGGGGTAATTATTTGAGTTTCTCGGTTTACCTTGTCGAAGGTTGGTTCAACCGAATTTTTGACTTCTGGGTTGTAAAGCTTATCTACGGCTTTTACCATGTCATCAATGGCCTCGTAGATCATGCCTGACTCTGGGTTTCCAGCAGCCTGTAGTAGAGCCTTTTTGATTTCGTCTTTGCTTGCCATCTTAGATTCCATTCAGTAGTAGTTCTAGCTTCTTTTTCTTCAAAGCCAGCATTGCTTGACCGACCGAATCATCGGCAGGTTCTGCACCCTCAGCTTTTGGCATTAGGGATTCGACAGCTTGCTGAATCAGACGACCCTCATCCTCAGATAGAGTCTCGCCTTCTTCAAGCTTGTAAACAGCATCAGCTAGAGCATCGGCATCGATTGATGCACGCTTAGCAACCTTGTCCAAGCCACGAACGGCAACAGTGCCACCAGTAGCACTATAGGCTGGCCAGCTCACTAACGAGACTTCGAAGAGACGGACTGACTTCAGGGTTCTTTCCGAACCATCTTCTGACCATTCGTCTCCGCCAGATGGAACTGAGAAACCAAAGCTCATTGAATCAATGTCGCCACGGCGTAGAAGCTCGGCGGTGTCTCGACCACGGCTTGTGTTTGGGAGCGTGCCCTCTACTCTGAGACCACGCTGATCCTCATAAAGGTTTAGGGTTCCAGCACGGGTAGATCCAAGGACCTCACCAGCATCGTGGTTCCACAAGAACTTGATGTCATTGCGGGAGCGAAGCGACTTACGGAATGCTCCTGGGGCGATGCGCTCGATAAACGGAAGTGGCTCGCTGGCTGAGTTGAAGATAGCAGCGTAACCACTGAATCTCATGCCCTCGCCATCTTCACGAACCTCAATCTGCGTAGGTGTCGTGCGAGTTTCAATCTTTGACAATGCTTCGCCTTTCGCTCGGCCTTCGTTTTCCTTTTCAATTCTAGCAACAACACCCTCTGCGTAGGTCAATACTCGTTGTGCTGCTCGCTTAGATGGACCTGATCCCCATAGAAGGTGTGCGACTACACCAGGACTAGGATAATCAGGCGAATCAGGTCGTGCGGCTGGACTGTCAAGATCAGGTAGATGACGAGCAATCCAAGCCCGAATTCTAACCCATTTATCAGCAGTGACATTGCCCGCAGCCATGGCTCTTGCTTCTCTAATCGTCTTTTCGACCAAACCATCTCCGCCTAAGCCTTCCTCGTAGTATGCAAGACCCCTTCGGGCTGCTGCACGCATGTAGGCTGGTGGTTCTAGGTTTACTTCACGGTATTCGGCTCCAGAAGTTTCCATTTCATCGTCATCATCTTCATCTTCTGGCTCTTCGCTAGGTTCTGGCAATGGAGCGATTTTGGTTAGAGTGGAAAACTTGTGAGCAACATAAACATCTGTATCTTCCCAGCCGTCTCTAACTGGCTGGTAAATCTGAATTAGGGCAGCAGGGTCTTTTTCCGTGCCGTTTACGGTAACTGAACTGTCTGGTGGATTGATCGAACCATCATTTACGATTTCTTTGATTTCACCACGGGCACGACCGCCAGAGCTGTTCCATGAAACATAGTCTCCAACTGATAGGTCGCCTGGTAGGGCACGAATGTCTCTTTCCCCGCCTGGCTCGATGCCTTCTGACAGTGAGATAGCGACCATCTGAGCCTGAGCTTCGCCCTTAGTGTTGTGGCAAGCCATTACTTCGCCATCTTCTTTTACAACTGCCCACGATGAGCACTCAGACGACTTGTCTGTTATGTAGTACGGCACTATCCCAACCTCGCTTCTACGACAACCGTGCCACCGAGTGCTACGGCTGTTCCATTGATAGTAATACCAGCAGCGTTTACATCGATGC